GTCGGTAAAATGTTTACGATACACAAATACGTGTTTGTAGATCCAAAAGTGGTTTATGACGCAACGGCTAAAACAACTAATTTACAATTAGGAGTTGGTCTTAAATTTTAATTATTAATCTTAAAACAAATTATCATGGAAAAAGTATTTTCATTATTGAATGGATTTTTAGGAGGATTAGGGACTTTATTTATGTCTTTTATTCCTGTAACAATCCTTTGGTACGTTTTAACAGGCGGAACCGTATTTGGAATGGACGTGATTGCAAATCTTACTGCTCTAATCACTGGATTGGGTAGTGGTGGATTTGTAGGACTAATAGTATTAGTTCTTATTGCATCATTCTTTATGAAGAAATAAGTTATTTTATAACAACCAACTAAGGCGCCTATGGCGCCTTTTTTGGTCTTCTAATTTATTTTATATGTATATGAGAAACATACGGACTTCCTAATAAGCCGTCCCTGATTATTTATAACCCTTATTAAGGTTCCTAATAACCTTATTTCCCGTATAACTTATTAACGAGACTCGAAAGAGAAAAACTGAAAGAAAAATGGCAAAAGACATTTTAAAAGAAGCTATCGCTGACGCTAAAGCAGTCCGTGAAGTTGCTCTTGCAAATGCTAAAGCTGCACTAGAAGAAGCTTTCACTCCGAAACTTCAATCTATGCTTTCTGCTAAATTATCTGAAGATCTAAACGAAGACGACCAAAATGAAGGAATGTACTACGATGAGGATGAAAAGGATGAGGATATGAAAGAAATGTATTATGATGAAGATGAAAAAGACGAGGATATGAAAGAAATGGATTATGATGAAGATGAAAAAGATGAAGACATGAAAGAATCCGATCTAGATGAAGAAATAGACTTGGAAGAAATTCTTAACGAACTTGAATTAGAAGAAAGTGAAGAAGTTTCAGAAGAAAAAGTTGACGAAGGTAAAGACGAAGCTGATGAAGACATGAAAGAAGGCAAAATAAAAGATGCTGACGAAGACATGAAAGAAGGCAAAGACGAAGCTGACGAAGACATGAAGGAAGAACTAGATGAAATGGGTAGCCCAATTTATAAAGCAGATGATGTACAAACAAATCACACGTACAAAGCTGATTATGTAAATGAAGGTGAAGATTTTGATTTAGATGCTCTTCTGGAGGAAATTAACAATTTAGATGAAAATAATGATGATGAAGTTAATGAAGAAATGAAAGATGAAAAGGACGAAGATATGAAAGAAGAAGTAAATGAAGTTGTTGAAGAAGAAGTAGAAGAAGGTGTAAATCCTTTAGCTGCTGAACTTGAAGAAACTAAAGATGCTTTGGAAACAGTTCGTGCTGAACTTAACGAAGTTAATTTATTAAATTCTAAATTATTGTATGTTAACAGAATTTTTAAGGCAAATCAGTTAGATCCAAGTCAAAAACTACGTGTAGTTGAAACTTTAGATAAGGCTGAAACTACTAAGGAAGCTAAGTTAATATATGAAACTATTAAAGATACTTTCAATGTTGCTAAATCAAAGAAAGAATCTTTTAAAAATAAAACTAAATCATTAAAAGAAGGAATAGGAATGGCTTCAAAAGCAGCTGGTACTAGTACCGCTCCTAAAAAAGAAGTAATTGCTGAATCATCTGATATGATGAAACGTTTTCAAAAATTAGCAAATATTAAAATAAATCAATAATTAAAAAAGAATTACAAAAATGGACAATGTAAATCATTTATTAGAAGGTGCAAGTCCTTATAAAGTAATGCAGGACCAAGCTGGTAAATTAGCTAGCAAGTGGGACAAGTCAGGACTTTTAGAAGGAATTGAGTCTTCTACAGAACAAAACAACATGGCAATTCTTTTGGAAAACCAAGCGAAGCAACTTGTAAATGAGCAAACAAATACAGGTACTGCTACTTCAATAACAACTGGTAATTCAGAAGCATGGGCTGGTGTTGCTCTTCCATTAGTAAGAAGAGTATTTGGTGAAATCGTTGCTAAAGATTTAGTATCGGTACAACCAATGAATTTACCTGCAGGATTAATTTTCTACCTTGACTTCCAATATGGAACGGCAGGTGCTGCAGGATTAAAAGGCCTAAATGAATCACTTTACGGTGCTGAGTCAACTCTTAAAAGAACTGATGGTGCATTTAACAAAGGTCTTTATGGTGCTGGTGAGTTTGGATATTCAATGGAGACTACTCAATCAGTTCAAACTCTAAACACATCTTCAGCAGAATTTGGAAAAATCCTAAATAATGACACTGAATTTTCAGCTTCAAAAGCTGCTGCTGGAGAAACATTTGGTGCTGCAGGTAACACTATTCATACAATTCAAGTTGCAACAAATACTTTAGATGATGCTGATCTTAAAGGATTCAGAGCATTTGGTATTTCAGGTTCGGGTATAGCAGAATTCTTCCCACAATTTACAAGAATTGAGGGGTCTAATTTAGAATTTGTAGTAAGATTAAACTCTGCTTCAGTTTCAATAGGTAATTCTACAATTACTTACCAAAAAGGACCAGATAATCTAAATGATAGAGGTGACTTTGAAGATAGAACTGCTCCAGATGCAGGAAGCGTATCTGGATTAGTAATCCCTGAAATTAATGTTCAATTAAGATCTGACACAGTTGCTGCTAAAACACGTAAATTGAAAGCACAATGGACTCCTGAGTTCGCTCAAGACTTGAATGCTTACCACTCAATTGACGCTGAAGCAGAATTAACTTCAATCTTAAGCGAGTACATTTCAATGGAAATTGACCTTGAAATTTTGGATATGTTAATAACAAACGCTGATACAGTTGAAGGATGGAGTGCTAAAATAGGTAACGATGTAGTAATTACAGACTTAACTAACCCTAATACTACTGCGGGTGGTACTGATAACCCAACTTTCTCAATTGAATCTAATACATCTGGTGTATATTACACTAAAATGTCTTGGTTCCAAACTTTAGGTATCAAATTACAGAAAGTATCTAACTTAATTCACCAGAAAACTTTAAGAGGTGGTGCTAACTTTATGGTAGTATCTCCAAAAGTTTCTACAATCTTAGAATCTATCCCAGGATTTGCTGCTGACTCAGCTGGAGATCAGAACAAATACAACATGGGTGTTCAAAAGATAGGTGCTATTAATAACAGATATACAGTTTACAAAAACCCTTACATGACTGAAAATGTTATTTTGATGGGTTATAAAGGATCACAATTCCTTGAAACTGGAGCTGTATTTGCACCATATATTCCGTTAATTATGACACCTTTAGTGTATGACCCATCGTCATTTACACCAAGAAAAGGTATCATGACTAGATACGCGAAGAAAATGGTAAGACCTGATTTCTACGGAAAAGTAGTAATTGGAGACCTAAATCAACTGTAATAGTTAATTTAACCATATTAAAGAGAGCCGCAATAGCGGCTCTTTTTTTTATATGTATAATAAAGTTACATTTATGGCTAAAATAAATACGGCAAAAAAACCTCCAAAGGGTTCAATTAGGTTTTCATTATCACTTTCACCAGAACAAAAATCAGCAAAACAAGCTATATTACATCACCCCTATAATTTTATTATAGGAAAAGCGGGAAGTGGAAAAACCTTATTAGCATGTCAAGTTGCTTTAGATATGTTTTTTAAAAGACAGATAAATAAAATTATAATCACAAGACCTACAGTATCTACAGAAGATAATGGGTTTTTACCTGGTTCAGAAAGAGAAAAAATGGAACCCTGGTTAGTACCTATTCGTTCTAATATGAGAAAAGTTTATAATAAACCCCTAATATTAGATAAGATGGAAAAGGAAGAACAAATAGAATTATGTTCATTAGCCCATTTTAGGGGTAGAACATTTGATAATTCAATAGTAATTGTAGATGAATTCCAAAATTTAACTAAATCACAATTTAGAATGGCCTTAGGTAGAATAGGAAAAGGATCTACAATGATTTTTACTGGAGATAATCAACAAATAGATTTAAAAGATAAAAATTATTCAGCTATACATGAAGTACCTAAAATAGATGATTCCCAGTATGTTTATAAAAGAATATTACAAGATAACCATAGGCATGAGGCCATAGATGAAGTATTTGAGTTATTAAATGGAATATAAATCTTTTATATTTTTTTCATATTTATAACAGAATAACCTAATTCTATAAAAATATGGCAAATATCCCAATATGGCCCGGTTCATCTTCATTTGATTCAGGTTTAACACCTTTTTCATTTTATGATAATGATACAGATTTTCAAACAGACGCAGTTAATGTTGCAGATTGGTGTGCAAAACGTTTAGGATATCCATTAGTAGATATAGAATTACAAGCCGCTAATTTTTTTACAGCATTTGAAGAAGCTATAAATGAATATGGTAAACAATTATATAATTTTCAAATAATAAATAATTTTGGAACTTTTGAAGGCAATACCACAGGATCCAATTTTAATAATAAATTAATTACTCCTAATTTAGGAGGTACTGTTAATATTTCGGAACAATATGGTAGTGAGGTAGATGGAGGTGGAGGTAATCTTAAACTAGAAAGGGGTACAGTAGATGTAAAAATAAACCAACAAAGATATGATTTATTAACTTCTACTAGTTCATCTATAAGTGGTTCTGAAGCTGTTTATATAAAAAGAATGTATCATTACACTCCATCAGCTATAAATAGATACTTTGATCCCTATGCTGGTACAGGTACAGGAATTCAATCATTAATGCAAACATTTGGGTTTGGTAATTTTTCACCTGGTGTTAATTTTATGTTAATGCCTATGTATTTTGATATTCTTAAAATACAAGCAATAGAACTAAATGACACTATTAGAAAATCTGGATACCATTTTACTATAGAGGATAATAGATATTTAAAATTATTCCCTATACCTACTAGAGATTATACTTTACATTTTGAATATGTTTTAAAATCTGTAGCAAATAACCCAGTTAGAAATGATTCTAATAATTTAATTACAGATATATCTAATGTTCCTTACATTAATCCAACATATGCATTTATAAATGAACCTGGAAGACAGTGGATAAGAAGATATGCCTTAGCCCTATCAAAAGAAATACTAGGAAGTATTAGAGGTAAGTATCAATCATTACCTATTCCTGGTGAAACTACTACTTTAGATTATTCTAGATTATTAAGTGAAGCTTCGGAAGAAAAAACAGCTTTAATTGAGGAATTAAAGGATTTATTAGATAAAACTACTAGACTAAGTCAACTTGAAAGAAAAAATCAAGAGGCACAACAAACACAGGAAACTTTTTATAAAGTACCTTACCATATTTATATAGGATAATGGTAAAATTAGTAAAAATATTAAATGAAGTATTAAATACTTTTACTATTGAATGTGAAGTACTAACAGATAGAAAATTTAATATAACTGATGTATTAGATGAAATAAGAGCATTAAGAAAAGTAACTATTGTAAATAATATAACCCCTGAGGATTATCCTCAAAGAGATAAAATAGAATACCATAAATTAAAAATTAAATTTGTTACAAGAGAGGACCCTAAAATGGATTTAAGACAATTTAAGGAAGATATGTTAACATCAGATATGTCTAAAAATGATTTAAGAATACCTGGTGTAAAATCAGTAAAGTTTAAAGAAGAAACACTAAAAAGATTATAATGGCATTATTTGGAGGTTCAAGAGATGTATCACTTTTTCATAATTTGAATAAAGAATTAATTAATGATATTATTCAAACAGAAATTGCTTATTATAAATTTGCTTTAGAACAAACTAAAATTAATGTATATGGTGAAGCTCCAGGAAAACAATATTTTGAACCTCTCAAAATAGCTTGTTTAATTGATAAACAAGACCAATCTTGGTCATCTGATGCCTTTGGTTCTGATGTAAATCAGACAATTAGTTTTAGATTTTTAAAAAAAGAACTACAAGATATTAATTTATTACCCGAAATAGGAGATTTATTATTATTTAAAAATAATTTTTATGAAGTAGATGAAAGAGTTGAAAATCAGTTTATTTTAGGAAGAGACCCTGACTATGCCATATCAACAGAAACTACAGCTTTTGGTAAAAGTTTTTCAATATTATTAAATACACATATATCTAGAGTAGAAAAATTAAACTTAATTCCTTTAAGAGAAGGAAAATACCCTACTACTGAAAAAATGGACGGTGGGGTAGCAAATTTATTAGGATAATATGATAGATAAAAAACAAATAAACCCTAAAAGACCTATCCCCGCTACGGGATATGATCGTTTAAGGGATAATATATCATCCACTTCTAGGGTTGCTGGGGTTACTCCACCTGAAACTAGACCTAATATGAATAGAGGTAGAATTTCTTCAAGAAAAGATGATAATGTTAGGGATATATCTATAGGTTTACAAGATCATGATGAAGCTATAATGTATTACTTTAATAAGGTAATTAAACCTTCAGTTATAATAAATGGAAATAGAACTAATGTACCTATAATATATGGAGCTCCAGAAAGATGGAAATCAGTACAAAAAGATGGTTATTATAGGGATAAAGAAGGTAAAATACAAGTACCTCTTATTATGTTTAAAAGAGATAGTATTGAAAAAAGAAGAGATCTTGGTAATAAATTAGATGGAAATAATCCTCAATTATATTATTCTTTTCAGGAAAAATATACAAAAAGAAACCAATATGATAATTTTTCAGTATTACAAAATAGAATACCACAAAAAGAATTTCACGCAGTAGTTGTACCTGATTTTGTAAAATTAAATTATACTTGTACTATATGGTGTGATTATATAGCACAAATGAATAAATTAATAGAAATGATTAATTTTACTTCAGATTCATATTGGGGAGATGCTGAAAAATATAAATTTAATGCAAAAATAGATACTTTTAGTAACACTACAGAATTAAATCAAGGAGATAATAGAATTGTAAAGACAGATTTTGGTTTAATTCTTCAGGGATATTTAGTACCAGATAGTATTAGTAAAGAATTAGCTAAAAAACCACAAAAGTTTTTTACTAAATCTACTATAGTATTTAATGATGAATTAGAATTTATCCCTTCTGGGGCCCCTATGTCAAGAGAAGAAATAAGAACATCAAGGGGAGCACAAAATATACAACAAGCGGGTACAGGAATAGGATACCAACAAATTGGAAACGATAATACAATAACATAATGGCAAAACAAAATAGAACAATATTAAAAAATTATTTTCAAACGGGTGATAAACCATCACAAACACAGTATGCTGACTTAATAGATTCAAAAGTAAATTTATCAGAAGCTAATACAGGGGATATAACACTAACTGGTAAAATAAATTTAACAGGTAATTTAACTGCATCTGGTAATATAAGTTCAAGTGGTATTTTAACAGCAGAGGGGTTAGTAATTTCTGATGACGCAACAATCACTGATAACTTAATTGTAAGTGGAACAGTAGGTATGGTGGGAGCAGTAGATATGGTTTCAAATTTAGTAATTGCAAGTCATATTACATCTTCGGGAAATATTAGCTCAAGTGGTGTTTTAACAGCAGAAGGATTAACAATATCAGATGATGCAGTGATAACAGATACATTAACAGTAGGGGGAATATTTCAATCAAATGGTATTAATTTAATTGGTAATATAACTGCATCCGGTAATATAAGTTCTAGTAATATAATAGCAGAAACGGGTTCCTTTAATAATGGTATAATTTTAAAAGCACCTAATGGGAATCAATTTAGATTTACTATAAATAATTCTGGTCATTTATCTTTAACAGGTAGCGCAGTTTAATAACTTCTATTTTTTTCTTTTATATTTATTGATAGATAAATATCTAAGAGTTTAATTTAAAAGGATAGGCATTTTAAATTAATTAGATATTTTGTAATTATATAAACTAACGTTTGTGGCCCATAAAATATTTAATAAGTTTAAAGAACCCAAATTCGCGGAGTTCTCAAGAAAGGATCTTGTAGTAGACATCAAAAATGGTGATCTTTATTACAAATCTAATATAGGAGTTCATAAAGTACCTAGTGAACTTTCATCTAATACTTTTGGTATTACTCCGGTCACAGCATCACTTTCAGGAAATACATTTAAAAACACGGGACAAAGAGATGGAGATTCATCTATTACTGGTTCCCTAACGTTAATAGGTAATTTAACTTCTAGTGGAACTCTACAGGCTGTTTTAAATAGTAGTAGTCAAACTAAAATAGTTTTCTATAACCCCACTACGGGAGAACTAACTCAAGGTGATCCTAACTTAATAGGAGGGGGGATAATTTCCTCTTCAAATCAAATAGCTAGTGCCATTTCGGGAGCTTTTACAGGACTAGCAGGTTCAAATACTTTTAAAGCAACTGGTCATAGAAGTGGAGATTCAGTCATAACAGGTTCTTTATTCTTAACAGGTTCTAGTTTAACTTCTAGTAATGGACTTATATTAAATGATCTAACAGTTGGTGGTACTATAACGGCTCAAGAATTTCATACAGAATTTGTTTCTTCTTCTATAATTTTTGAAAGTGGTTCTACTAAGTTTGGAGATTCACAAGACGATCGTCATGATTTTACGGGATCCCTAAGTTTATCTGGTAGTATAACATCTTCAGGTAATATAAGTGCAAGTGGAAATATAATAGCAAATTCTTTTACAGGTATATTTATTGGGGCCGTAAGTAGTTCAACTCAAATAGGAGCTGATATTTCAGGTTCATTCCTATTAAATACAACGGACACTTTAACAGGTGATCTAAATGTTACAAATAACATAACAGCCTCAAGTAATATAAGTGCAAGTGGTAATATATTTGGTAATGAAATTAATGCCGCAGAAAGTTTTGCAAAATTACATAGTGATGGTAAAGTAGAAGCAAGATCAATTTTTACATTTGGAACTAATTCTACAGACGGTTTTATAAGAAATGCATCTACTGGAGGTGATATAAGTATAGAACCTGGAACTACATCTGGAATTCTTACTTTAAAATCTGCTAATACTAGTTCATTAATTATTAATAAGGCTCACATAACAGCCTCAGGTAATATAAGTGCAAGTAGTTTTATTAGTGCAAGTACAGCGGTATTTACTGATTTACAAGATGTACCTACAGGTTTTACTTTATTTTATGATAATAATACAGGTCAGGTATCTTTTGGTACAGCTGCATCATCTTTTTCAGCAGCGGGTATTTCAGGTTCAATAGATGCAGCAACAGGATCACTATTAAATTCATTTACCTTTTTAAGTAGTTCAGTTCAAATAGCAACGGATATTTCGGGAGCAATTGATGCTGCAACATCTTCTTTAAGTGCTTCCCTAGCAACTTCTATAGCAAGTAATGCAGCTAATACTTTTAAATCAACCGGACAAAGAAGTGGAAATTCGGGAATAACAGGATCTTTACAAATATCTGGAAGTAGTACAATAATAGGATCAGGATCCACTTTATTTGATATTCAAGGTTCCCAGGGACAATTATTTTCAGTAACAGATTCTCTTACGGGATCTTTATTTACTGTAGGAGATATTTCAGGAGTACCTATATTAGAGGTTTTTTCAAATGAAATAGTAAAAATAGGTACTTTTAACAGCGAGGGAATAATAGTAAATGGTTCTAATGTAACCTCTTCGGGTAATATAAGCGCAAGTGGAACTTTAAATGCCGGTTTATCAAATACAAATAATGCTAATTTAGTATTTTATAATACAACAACAGGTGAATTAACACAAGAAGCCTCATCTAGCTTTTTAAATGGTTTAATTTCAGGATCATCCCAAATAGCAACAGATATCTCAGGTGCAATAGATGCAGCTACAGGATCACTAAGTGCTTCCTTAGCAATTTCTATAACTAATAATGCAGCCAATACTTTTAAAACTACTGGTCATAGAAGTGGTGATTCATTTATAACGGGTTCTTTATTTTTAAGTAATAGTGGACATTTAACAGCCTCGGGTAATATAAGTGCAAGCGGTAATATAATAGCAAATTCGGGTTCATTTAATTATATTGAATCTATTGATAGAATACGCCACACGGATGATTTTAATACAGAAATAGTTTTTCTAAGTGATACTGTAGAAATTAGAGCTAATGATCGTCAAACTTTTAGAGGAGGAAGTAATTTTACTAGAGTAGGTAATGAATTAACTCCAACAAGAATAACGGGTTCATCCACAATTTTTAAAGGACCTGTAAACTTAGAAAGGTTAATAACTACTCCTATAACAGCATCTGTTAATATAAGTTCAAGTAGACCAGATAC